ACTTACAGTTTTGGTATTGTCGTTCTTTGTTGCCGAGCCTTTTTTAGCGCCCGGATAAACCTTGCCTCTTGCTCGCTGATTCGCCATTTACCTCCTCCTAGCCTTCGCAATTACATTAATCCTGCCCGCTGGCTTTTTTCCAGCCGACCGGCCATACTTCTGCTGCTGCGCTACGCGGCCTTTGCCGCCATTGCTTACGAACTTCAGCGGATTAACACGAAGAATTGCCATATGCACCTATCCTTTCTTGCCGTGATGCTTGCTAATTTCAACTACATGAGGAAGCGCCCTACGGTTTTCTACACGCTGCCCACCTGGAAGACGAAGTGCAGCAAGATCAAGCTGCCTTACTCCCGGTGGCAATTTCCTTCTCCGTGTCATTTGCGCCTCGCTTTCCTTACTCGACGCCTACCCATCGTTGCGCCCATTTGTTTCGGGCTTTTGGCCTTGCGCGAAGCTGCCCCATAACGCTTGCGCGCGTAGGGCTTTTTCAATCTCAATTTCCTAGGTCTTCCTGTCCTCATTCGTTTTTCCCTTGTTGTCCTGCAACAACCGGAACGTTTTGAGAACTACCGTGGCCATTTGAGGAAGCTGGAATTTCAGGCTGAACGTTGTCCTTCGCGTCCTCGGCCTCGTCTGTGGGATTCTTCATCATCGGAATGAAAACTCTCAGCATTTCGCGGTAAGTAGTGTCTGAAATAATTCCGCGCTGTGCCGCAACTTCCAGACCCATGATTAGCTGCTGAAGCGCCGTCATTAGCATTACCTGATCCTGTGGCTGAATTGAATCCCACGAAATTGCCGGTCGAATTGGAATCAGATCAATGATCTTCAGGTACATCTTTAGCAAATCTGAAATTGGCTTCTGAAAAGCTATGCGCTTCCTGAGAATTTTCTTTGTGAACGGAACAGTCTGCGCATTCTCTGCTTGGTTGGCCGTTCCAGTATCCACCTTCATAAACGCCCAAGGTGGAGTCTCACTCGCAACACAAATACACTGGAACAGGAAATTCAGAAGTCTTTCAGAATCACCGAGAACTGATTTAGCCTCAAGGAACTCAAGCTTTTCATCGGCCTGAATATAAATGGCTTCTTTACCTGTCCATGAAATTTCTGCCTGAGCATTAATCCTTCCAGTGGCCTCATCGAACACGTCAGGAAAGTTGTTCTTGAGAAACTGTCCAATTTCACTAAGATGAAAAACTACCTTGGGAGTTGAATGGTATTTGTGAGCCTGCAAACTCTGACCTAGAACGTCGTGAAAAGCTCGCACGAACGGGTACACCGATTCCAAATCACTCTGGCCACCATTCAGCGATGCGTCAAATTCATTCCACACTTCCACTAAAGGTACGAACCCCCAAGTATTCGGTCTATTCCACGAAACAAGTTCTTTTTCATCTGTGGAATCCCAGTAACGGTAACTGTCCTGCGTGATGATTTCAATTACCTCATGCTCTTTTTCCTTGGGCAAAATTCCGTTGGCAATATCTTCGTCTTCTTCGATAAACAGGATTGTATGTGAAATTGTTGCCTTCTCAATCACATTTTTGTTGTCAAGCCTTCGGAAGATCATCACGCGCTCAGGAACAACGCACTCGATCTGACAGTGCTCGCGCTCCTCAGCCGTCATTAGCGGATCATCACCGCTCGGCTGTGTGATTCGCACAATTACTTTTGAATCACGGATCGCGTCTCTAAGCATCTGTTGAATTTCATCGGCCCAAAAAGTGTGAAGACAAGTATTCAGCCGGTCATCAATGACTTCATCTTCTACCGAAGCTGAGGGCAATCCCATGAATTGCACTTGCAAGTCAACAATGGGCTTGCAAAAAACAGAGCCTAGATTAGAAGGGCCATCGTTCCTATAAAGCTGCCGCGCTACGTCATACGAAATAATCGTATTTTCAAACGCTGGTTGACCGCCCCAGTATTTCGAGGACAGAACACGAAACTTAGATCGCAGACCTGTAAATGAAAGTGGCCCAAATGCAGAAAGGATCGCATTAGACCACCGCGACACGTCTGTAATCTCTGAAATTACCTTTCTAGTCCCCGCTAGCATTTTCACCGCCCTTCTCCACCATTTCCTTCAAGTTAGTCTCAAGGTCTTCAATCATTTGCGCTGCTGCCTCTTGCATGTGCGGAGGAAGATCGCGCAGAGTTGCAACTTGTTCGTGATCCACACCCATTTGGAATTTGTGCGTCTCGCTTTTTTCAACCTCGGCCCGAGACGCCTTCGGCAAACCGGAACGGTCGAGAATATCCTTGGCTGCTTCCAAAACCATCTTGTCATCCTCGCTTGAGCGCATTACATCGGCAATCGCGTGAACAGCCTCAATGCTGTACGTCTGCAAAAGCTCTTTAGCCGCAGACGGAATTGCATCCAGCGTAGCCAGATATAGCTTCTGAGTATTTTCTTCTTTAAGCCAGTCACCGACTTGCCCTCTAGTAATTCCAATTGACGCAGCAATATCCTTGTGCGAGTATCCTGCGATCTTCAGAATTACACAAATGCTCTTTAGATGGTCTTCCTCTCCTGGCCCAAAATTGACACGCCGCTTTTTAGGGTTGAGCTTATATTTACGCCGCACACGGTCGCGCTTTTCTTGCACTGCCGAATTTCGATCTTCAGGACGCGCCAATTAAAGAACCCCCCTTCTCCATCATTGAAAGAATGTCAGATGAAATATCCAGACTTGGCTTTCGCATTGACGCGATAAATGAAAACATATCCGCGTGATGCCAGTGGTCGTCATTCTTATTCTTTTTCCAGCGAGCTACAGTCCGGCCCTGTGTGTCTTCCTCCTCAACGCGCACCATTTGAATCATGTGCGAATAAAAACCGTTGTAATCTCGACGCGGCATGTGTTCGCCAAGTTCGCGAGCATTTGGAGGAAGCAGAACATTTCCATTGATGTATTGGTTAATTACCGAATCGAAAGCCATCGTTCGGTCAATTACAACCTTGCCTGCTTCTTTATGCTTGAGAGGATGCCAAACTGCAATTTCCTGAGTCTGCGGCCTATCAAGCTCAAACCCGAGCCAGAATTTGCCGGGATACTTGAGAGAAAGATCGCGGGCTGCTCTTTTCTCAGGGTGAGCGTCACAGACCGCAACAAAATTCGTGAGTTGTTGGAGGAAATTGTCAAGCTCACCCCACTCCCTGAAAATTTTCATTTGCCAAAGCCGACGCTGACCAAATCGGTTCAACGTGTAGGCCATGACGTGAATGAAAGTTCCAATGTCTATGCCAAGAAATACTGCACCGTCTGGAATTCCACCGAGCGACAAACCTGGAACCCGGCATTTGTCGAGTATTTCTGTCGTAATCTGATCGCCAGCCGCAACGTAAGGCAGTCCCAGTGAGTTGTTGTAGAAGCTCCGTAGCTTTTTAGCATCGGTCTGCCCCTTAAACCATTTGTCGGCAATTTTTACAAGAGTCTGCGACGGGGAATGAAATTGATTGATGTGATAGCCGCGTTTGTTTCCGTCGAGGTTGGTCGCAACCCACCGTCCCTGAGCATTTGCTGAACCTCGCTCATCGTCGGAAATTTCTCTACGGCAATGGCTGCATTCCAACACACATTCATCGGACTTGTCTCCTAGCTTGAAATTCTCCTCCCATGTGAAATTCTGGAATCTGCCGCAGCCAGGGCACGGAACATGCCACCTGTGCTGATCGCTAGCCCACCATGCGTCTTCGGCATCTACTCCGTGCCCCGGTACGGTCGGCGTCGAGAGAATTGTCAATTTCTTAACCTTCGAGCCGTCCATTCGGCTCATGGCGTCTTCCAAATTGTCTTCTACGAAACGGTCGCGCTCATCCCATACTTCAACGTCTACTGGAATTTCCTGTAGCTCGCGGCTGATATTCGTTCCGCGAATGTAGAGAGCTACGCCGTCGGTGCTTTGCTTATGTAGAACATTATCGACAGACGAAAATGAATTTCTGAGAATCTCATTACTGTCGATAATTGTGTCGATCCTCTGCTGAACGAAAGTTTTTGAGCCAGTCTTCAGCGGCAGCAAATACAGGTGATGCCAGCCGCGCTCTTTAATCCAGTGCAAAGTCCTGGTAATGAAGGTGACTGTAAAAGCCATCTGCGCCGCCTTGGGAATTACAATCTCATCGCTGGTATCTCGGATCACCTGAATGATGAATTCTCTCCCGCGCGTGTCGAAAGGACGACTATCTACCTTCAAGTTCATGCCAAGCGCCCATTCGTCGGGTCGAGCCAATTGCCTAACCGTCGTGAAATTACCCCTGGCGATTTGGGGTTTTCCTTTCTTTTTCAAAGTGGAATTAGGCAAATGGGATTGAAAATCCG